CACCTGTACCTATGTTACCTCCACCTACTCCTGACATATCCATAGGCCCTTGCTCTGGCCCACCTTGACCCATAGCTTCCTGATTCTTCTGCATCAAGTAAGTCTGACGTAACATTTCCTCTGGAGTATTTGTTACTTTATTTGCATCTAACATCATAGATTTAGCAATCTCGCGTATGATAAATGGAAACTTAGCAAAGGGTGCAAGTACTGGATTACTTACAATTTGTAGGAAAGACATGAGCCTCTGAGATCGTACTTCATTTTGCATCAGGCTTTCTACGCCCCTAGCTTTAACTTCTAAGTCTCCTTTTATATCCTTATTGTAATTAAACTGCATATTAAAAGAGAACATTGCCTCGCCCAACGGACGTAGCATATAGTCATCAAAGTTTTTAACTACAGTTTTTATAGATCCTGCTGCTGCACCCATAAGCATTGAGATACCTGACGCTGTTCTACCAACCCCAGATACACCTGTTTGACCGTGTGAGAAAGACGGTATACCTGTAGATTCATCAGCTAACACTCTAGCCTTATCAAACAGTTGCATATTTTCGTTACTTACATTAGGAAACTTAGTACCAAATATTGCCTGTCCGGGCGCACCACCCTGTCTTCTAAATACTTTACCGGGGTATACAGTCAGATCTTGACCGGGAGTTAGGTTAGTCTCATCTACTTCTATTAATAAGTTACCTGACAATACAGCATTATCTACTGCCATACGCATAAATCCGTTCATCAGAGTCTGTGTATCATCCATGTTTTCACCTACGCCTATACCAAAGAACGCATATGGATTGACTTCATAAGGTACTGCACAGTAGGGGATTCGCTTTGGTAGGAATGGATTAACTACAAACCTAAGTATTTCATTGTTACATATCCAGACGTTTACGTGCAAATCATCTACGTCTTCATACTCACCCGGTATTTCTATACCCGACTCTTCTGCGATAGCCCTGTCTAATATTCCCCAGAACTCTAGTGCTTCATAGCGTTGTGTGTTATAACTGTGTGAACTATCTTCATCCTCAGACTCTAAGAGGCTACTCTCCCACCATTTTATAGAATAGTTTTCGCCAAGCTCTATGGCCTCTTTGATAGCGTCTTCTCTAAAGAAGGGTCTGTTTCGTAATGCACGTAGTTGGGATCTTGTAAGTTTATGTCGCTCTATTACGTAGTCACAGTCTTCTATGTTACTTGCATCTGGGTCAGGGTAAAAGTTCCAACCAGATACATAAGATATTTTAGGTACTGTCTTAATTGTAGGATTGTACTCACCTTCTTCTGTCCAGTTAGGGTACTCTTTTGTTGTAGCAAAGGGGCCTTTTAATACTCCTGTACCAAACAATGCACATTCAAATGCTGCATTTCTTAAATGCTTTGTAGCGTCAGATTCCTCTAGCTGATCTTTAATTTGCTTCTCCATCATCTTTGCAGCAACCATTGCAGGATGAAAGTTGACAGAAGATTGTGTTATACCAAAGCCCTCTTTCAATGTATCTACATCATCTAGAGCGTCTTGTAATGGGCCTAGCTTATCTTTTAGATCAGCTAACTCTGTAGCTCCGGGGGGTAGCTCTCTACCATCTCCCTCGTAGCCATATAGATCCTTTGGCATCTCGCCCATTTCTACATCTTCTGGTGTGTTAGGATCAAAGTGTACTGTCTCAGCTACCCCCTCTGGTAAGGTTGTAGGCTCTACGGACAGAGGAAATTCATTGTTTGCAAGTAGTACGTCTACGATTTGGCTATACGCTGCCAGTACTTTTGTCTTGGTTACTTTAATAAATACACGGGATTTCTCTGTTTCCGTAAACTGTACGTCAGAGCTATATACCCCTCTATAGTTTCTGTAGGCTCTAATCCAACTATTTTCCTCTGAGTATCTAGCAGATTCAGCCCTGACAAACTGCTTATGTATATAGTCAGTTAAGCCAGATACACCCTCATCTGAGTCTTCATTCTCTAAGAATGCGCTATCACTGTCTTCTATAAACTCTGAATCGTAAGACATATTTTACCTTTCAATATCCGAATGTAGCATCAGCAGGTTCAAATCTAGGTTTAGGCGAAGTTGCCGTACCCATATCAAATACGTTACGAGGCACTGGTCTGGATTGTATACCATACCTTAATGCATCGTATAGATGATCCTCTGCGTGTGTATCTACATCTTCTGGATTTCTTTTATCCAATGGTATTATAGGTAGTTGAGATATTAAATTTGTACACGTATTAAATATTTGTATACCGGGCATATCCGTATCTTCATCTACCTGAAGCAATCTATGTACTTCATTTTTTCCGCTAACTCTACTGCCCTTACTTCTGTCAGAAGGTCTAAATCTACAGCCTTCCATTATCATCTGCTCTGCTAGGCTAGGCCCTGTATCACCGCGCTTATGCCAACAGGAGGAGTCTAGTACTCCATATGCTATAGTTCCATCATCGCTCTCTAGGTGCATTATTAACCTAGCTAACTCCATCGCCAATACTTTACGAACATACAACTCCCTGTATACAACCAACGTATTATCTGGCGTAACAGCAAACCACAGAACAGCAGAATAAGAACCATAACCATAATCACACGCCCTGAATTTTCTCCAGTTACTAGGTATTTTATATGGCGTAGTTACGTGTACACTTCTATCAAACTCAGAGAAGGCTGCACCCTCTGCAATATCCCAGCTTCCATATAGTAACTGTTTGCGCTGTACCTCTGGTAGAGATAGTAGCATTGTTTCGTAGTCACCCGTATTATATAGATACGGATTGTCTTTCAGACTAGCAGGTATAAATCGCCTCTGGAATAATGGCTCATCTTCTCTGCTATGTCCTTTCGGATATTTTAATACTTCTTTAGTATCTAAATCCCTAGCCCAAAACGACTTATTAGGTATGGCAGGATCTATAAACATTTTCTTAACCCACGAATGACCGGGGCCTCCGGGGTTTGTTGTAGCTCTCATAGACACTTGTATATTAGGATTAATAGATCTCAATCTCGACCTGAGATAATCCCACGGAAACGGCGTAGGGTATTGCGTAAGTTCGTCAAAACCCACGTAGGAAAAACTCTGACCTTGGTAACGTAGAACGTCTTTATCTTGTTCCAAATACGTGAGCCATATCCTAGCACCCGATGGAAAAGTCCACTGACTTTTTCTTTCAGACCATTTAGCCCCCGGATAAAACTTTGGATAGATTTCTGTAGACTTATGGATAAGCTCCCTAAGTTCATCGTTGGTTCTCCTGAGTATCAATGCGCTATGCTCTGCATAATCACAATATCTAAGAGGGTCTATAAGTAGTGCAAAACTCTTTCCACCACCTGCTGCCCCTCCATATAGCACCTCCCTTTCTGGTGCATTTATAAAACTTTCCTGTGGGCCTTTGTTTATTTGTATTCTGTTAGAATCGTACTCTGGCTCTACATATTCCTCAACCTTGAGAGGATAGGAGTCCGTCTGCCCAGCTTGTGTCGATTGGATCTCCTCGATTTTCGTTTGACGTATAGAGGATTTTGTCTTGGATGCTTTTTTCTTTTTCTGCGTACTCTTTCGCTTTGGAGGCGTAATGCCTGTACGATTGGACTGCATTCTGTCTGTCTCTTTCCTTTGTCATTAGCTTATGCAAAGCCTGATATGTTATGCTTCTTCCCGTTGTTGCAGATAGCCACCTAGCTACTTCCCTATAGCTACAGGACTTCAAGTATTTCTTGGCCTCTACTAGGGCATTCAACTGGTCTTCTATAGGTAGTAGTGTTGTGTTATCTTCAGGGTTTGCCTCATACCCAAATGGTATCTGTCGGCTCTTACGAACTACCTGTCTCCACGTATTTGTTTCAGTCATCGTAGGAAGGCTCTGACTTAGGAGGAAAAATTAGTAGGCTAGGAGCATCTGTCTTTACCATTATACGCTCCGTCTTAACTATACCTGTACGATCTAAAATTTCACGGGACGCAGCTATACGATCTCTATTTCCTAATGCAGTAGGGTCAGTTAGAACCCCTGTCATAGCCATAGCTGCCATAGGCCCATTCGCTGCAAGGTACATCTGTGTCCTATCTATGATCTGATCTTGTAGTGTTCTTAGTACAGAGCTAGTCTTAGTGTTTTCGCTATACCCTGCTATCTTCATGGCCTCACGTAGATTACCGTTAGCCTGATCAAATAGACAGTCTAAGAATATTTCCTGTCTATCTGTTAGTTCTTTTCCTGTTGCCATTCGCCATTGCCTTTTTCATATCCGAAAAGGGAGATGCCCCTTTGTTGCTTTTATTTTGCATTACTTTAGGTTGTGCCTTAACTTTCTTTGCCCTCTTAGCCTTATACTCTTTTGCAATACGAGCCATACGTTTCTTTTGCTCTGGGGTTATCGCGCCCCCTCTATTTAAGTTATGGTATCGCTGTTCTTCTGTCATATAACCATCGTCATTAAACTCGCTATCTACTTGTAGTCTTACGTTTTTACCTAGTAGCTTACTTGCGAGTTGTTCTATTATGTTCGTTCTCTTATTATCATCTACATTTATTAAATTAGCATCTCTATTAACTCTTGAATTTTCTGCTAGTTCTTGGTTTCTTTGCTTTGGAGGCGATGATAATATACTTCTTTCTAATCTATCTCTGTTACTTGTTTTTTTAGGTGCTACATTATAACGATCTTCAAAAGAGTCATCACCAGCACCCTCCCCTCCAAACTGTTTATATCCAAGTTTTGGATTTTTTATTCTATTTAAAGCCTGTTCTTTTAATAATTTATTGTAACCATTAGTTACTTTATTTTTAGGGTTTACTTTTTTCTCTTTTACTGTAGTCGTACGATTGCTAGGGGTATTTGTTGTAAGACTTGCATTTTGTCCTAAATTATTTACGGGATCTGTACCTTTTTTTATATTTTTTAAAGAAGGTTTAGTTGCCATTGATTCAGGATCTATTCCTAATTGTAATTGTGTATCTTTAATTTGTTTAGCTAAAATATCATCTCTATTCTTATCATAAGGTCTAGTTTTATTTATTACTTCTTGTTGGCGTAATCTATTTAACCTGCCTATAAGAGTATCTCGTTTATTTCTTTCTTCAAGCGTTAATATGTTTTTACTAAAATCGCGTTGTGACATATTTATTTTCCATTACTATATAAGTAGAAGGTGCAGTAGGTAAAGTATAAACCTTCCCCCTACTGCCCTATCTATCTATCCATTCACATTCCTAGACTACATCATACCTCGCAAGAATACGCATAGCTAGGCAGAATCGTTTGTCTTTAGCATACCTACGTAATCAGTATACCCTTCTAAGTTTAGTGCCTCACACGCCTCTCCAAGCGTTATGTCAGGGAACTTCTCTTTTAACTTTACCCAGATATAATATTCATCGCTACTAGGTAAGGCTATCGGATCTACAAGTAACCCTGTCTCTAAGGTCTTGTAAAACCTTTCTAAAAGGTTATTCCCTGAGTCATTATATAGTTGTACTGATTTAGCTCTCTTTGTCAAGCTCTTTTTTATCATAGACTACTCCTTTTTTAGTTGACAAACGTAGTATTATATGTTATAACTACGTTATCGTATGGGAGAGGGTAAGTATATATACTCTAGATACCCACTCCTACTATAGTATGTATTATTATATCAAATAGTCTGCGATATGTCTACGAATTAGTAGAGGCCGTGTG